GCGGTAGCCCAGCATCCATTGGCGCATTTTCCATAAACAGACCAATTTTCTTAAACACACCATCAACATTTTTAGCAATTAACAAGTTCATTTAGATCTCCTTTAAATAACACTATAAAGTGGTGGATTAACATCATTGCGAATATAAGATGCTTGTGATGTTGGCAATATCCAATTTTCAAAATTTAACTTTGGCGCAGCTTTTATTTTTTTGGCAAAATTTTCAGCCGCATCATAATTTCTAAATAGTGCTGGATGCTCTATCGGTTCAAAGTTATCTTCAAACCATCCTCGATAATGAGCAACTACACGATAACCAATAATTTCTTGTTTATAAGTAAAATCTTCAACTCGTACAGAATAAATTCCCATCATCATGCTCTCCTTATCGCAACAACAACATCATCAGCCAAGTAGTAACCATCAGCCACAGGATCAAGTACTTCAATTGCATCAGCAGCAATCTGTAACAATTCCTCGTTATTAAAACCAGCATCCCAAAACATTCGCAATGCCACTTTTTTATTTACCGCAATCATGTCCATCTCAATCTCCTTTATCTCAACAACAACTTCATTATATACTTAATAAGAATAAATACAATAGTATTTGTAAAATAATTTAAAGTATTTGTAAATTATTAAAACATTTGTGATAATATGAAATCCTAGATTTATGTCAGGATAAAAAAATGGATGAAACCATACAAACAATTAAGCGAACTTTGAGTTCGGGGATCTATAACATTTCTGCTATAGAGCGTGAAACTGAAGTAAGCCGTAATTACATAAAAAAAATCATGAATGATGAGCCAGTTCCTTCTTACATCATTCTTGCTTTGGATGGTTATTTCAAAAATTTAGGAAAAAAATATGGATGAAGAAAACATTAGAATTAGGTTTGAGTCATGGGCTACTAGCGATGGTCTTAATTTAGCTCGGCATCCACTTAACAATGATTACTACTATATCAACGAAGTAACTAAACTTTGGCTATGCTGGCTGGCTGCATATTCACAGGCATTAGATGGTGGATTTAAAGCTAAAGATAATGTCGTATATCTATAAGGCTTTGTACAAAAATTAAAAATGACTTGCCAGCAACTTATTTTTAACTTAATATTTTTAGATCGCGTGGTGGCGATCAAGCTAGTAAGGCTTCACATGGACATTTGGCGGTTACTAGACCGTTCCACCAACTACCTAAAAAGTAGAAATGTCCAGTTGAAGCCTTTTTTTATGGGCAAACAAAATGCACTACTATAAATTCAATATCGCAGACTATAGGAAAGATACTACGCATCTAACACCTATAGAGCATTACATCTATCGAAGTTTGATCGATTGGTATTATCTCGATGAACATCCAATACCGAAAGAAACCCATTCGGTTATTAGGCGGTTATCTTTGGGTTCTGAGTCGGTTAATTTGGTTATTAATGTTTTGACAGATTTCTTTGAATTAACTGAAAAAGGTTACATTCATAAGAGAATTGATGTTGATATTCAAGAATATTACGGCATGATCAAAGCAAATACGATAAACGGAATGAAGGGCGGCAGACCTGCAAAGCAAGTCACAGCGCAGAAGAAAACCCAATCGGTTAATTTGGCTAACCCAACTGAAAGCGAAATTAACCCTAACCATAAACCATTAACCATTAACCATAAACCAATTAAATACATACCGCCAATTCCTGCGGAATTGTTTTCTGAGTATTCAAAGCTCCGTAAAGATAAAAGAGCGTCAGCATTAACAGCAAGAATGTTTAACGCTATGAGCAACCAAGCAGCCATTGCTGGCATTACAGTTGAAAGAGCAATAGAGATATGCTGCGAGAGAGGATGGACAGGATTTAATGCAGAGTGGATTAAAGACAAATCAACCAAGCCGATGAAAGGTTATGGTGTTGTATCTGATGACAAGTTTAATGAATGGCTAGATCCGAAACAGGAGTTAATTACAAATGGATGATTCTCATAAAAAGCAATTTTGGTTAATGCTTAATGTAACGATGGAGCTAACTAACAAGCCGCCATTGACTAAAGAAGCAATCATTACATGGTGGCATTTGTTAGCTCAATACGATTACGATGTAGTAGAAAAAGCCATTAACAGGTGGGTTGATAATTCTAGCAAGCCGCCTACACCACACGACATTAAAGAATTATGCGCTCATAAGGTAACAATATTTGCCAAGATCCCTTCACCACTAGCGAAAGAATCAAACAAAATTCATTCTAGTGAAATGGTTAAGAAGGTGCATGAAGCATTTAAACCACCTAAAGATGGAAGGGATTGGGCTAGAGCAATACTTGCAGATCAAAAAGGCAGACCTGAGATCAGCATACGCTACGCAAAAGAAGCGTTAGGAATAACATGAAATGGGTTGTATTAAGTCAGTACTGCATAAAATCAGGTGATTGGTTTATTGCAAAATATAATTTGGCTGGTGGAGTTAAATACGGTTTATATCATTTGAATAACATCAAAGGATATTTTGATACATCCAAAGAAGCAAAACTAAAAGCAGAGGAATTAATAAATGAAAATAAAACTAGAGTTTGATGATGAAGGGAATATCTATGAGCTAATGGATATTCTTGTATTGCAGCATTTAAAAAACAGTAAAGCATTTTTAGAAATTCAAAAAGATGAAAATCATGGTGCAGCAATAGTTCTTGATGCCATAAACATTTGCATAGGTTACTTCGGTAAATAGCCAAATGAAGCAAGTTTTCATACTCAGGGATAAAACAGTAGTTGAATATGCTTGCCAATACCTTAAATCATTAAGCCTTGATAGCCAGCAGCTCTTGAAAGTTGTAATTGATACCATGACAAGGACAGGCGAACAAAACGCGAAATTTCACGCTATTTGTGGTGACATTGCCAAGAGTAAATTCAAATGGATGGGAAAAGAGCGTACTGAAGCGCAATGGAAAGTTCTTTTGGTATCAGGTCATGCTGTAGCAACTAAAGAAGGCAGCGAAGTTACGGTAGGTTTAGAAGGTGAATATATCAATCTTAGAGAATCAACGGCACTCATGAGTAAAACTCGCGGATCTAGTTTGATCGAGTACTCAGTTGCATGGTGCATTTCAAATGGGATTAAGCTAAATGACTATTGAATTATTTGAAGAATGTAAAAATCCAATATTTGCTGAATGGCAAGATATGCCTGAATTCATCCAAGAGAAGCAAGAGCCGTATGCAAAAATGGTTATTAGATTCGCAACCAAAGAAGATCTTGATGAATTTTCAAAACTGATAGATCAAAGATTAACCAAAAAGACCAAGAGCATTTGGCATCCAAAGCTAGAGCGTGGAATAAACTCACAAAAATTATATGTCCATGAATAAATACCCGATCTATATCGTGTCTAAAGGTCGATGGGAAAGTCGCTTAACCAGCAAGGCATTGGAAAGAATGAGCGTTGATTACAAAATTATTGTAGAAGCTCAAGAATATGACAGCTATGCAAGCGTTATAGATCCTGCAAAAGTATTGGTATTGCCACAAAAGTATTTAGATGATTACGATACTTGCGATGACTTGGGCTTTAAGCGTAGCAAAGGACCGGGTGCTGCGAGGAATTTTGCATGGCAGCACTCAATTGATCAAGGGTACTTTCGGCATTGGGTAATGGATGACAACATTGATGATTTCCACAGGCTTAATAGAAACCTGAAAATTCCTGTACGAACAGGCGCAACATTTAAAGCAGCAGAAGATTTTGTAGATCGCTACGAAAATGTTTATATTTCAGGATTTAACTATTACTCATTTTGCAAATCAACCGACAAAGTACCGCCATTTGTACCAAACACTCGGATCTATTCTTGCTTGCTTATCCAAAACGACATACCTTATCGCTGGAGAGGAAGATATAACGAAGATACTGATCTTTCGCTAAGAGTATTGAAGGATGGATTCTGTACGATCCAATTTAATGCTTTCCTATGCGGAAAGACAACTACGCAAAGAATGAATGGCGGTAACACCAAAGAGTTCTATGCTGAAGAAGGTACATTTAATAAATCCGCAATGCTAGTGGATCTCCATCCTGATGTATCAAAAGTTGTTTGGAAATTCAATCGCTGGCATCATCATGTTGATTATTCACGATTCAAGCGCAACAAGTTAATCAAGAAACCTAATCTGATCATAGAAGAAAAGATTAATAATTATGGGATGAAATTAATCAATGGTTAAACTTATTAAGCAAAAATCCTGTAAAATATGCAAAGTTAAGTTTATTCCTAGCAGACCATTGCAAGCCGTTTGTAGTCCTAATTGCGCCTATGAACACTCAAAAATTGTAAGGGCAAAGATTGATAGGAAAGAACGTAAAGAAACAAAGATCAAACTAAAAACAAAAACACAATGGTTAAATGAAGCCCAAGCCGTTGTTAATAAGTACATTAACCTAAGAGATAAAAATGAGCCATGTATTAGTTGCGGAAGATTCCATACAGGAAGATACCATGCAGGACATTATAAAACTGTTAAAGCGCATCCCGAACTCAGATTCAATGAACAAAACATCCATAAACAATGCGCTCCATGTAATCTCCATTTATCAGGAAACATTATCAACTACAGGGTAAACTTGATAAAGAAGATCGGATTAACTGATTTAGAAGCCCTAGAAGGCAATCATCCACCAGCTAAATACTCGATAGATGATGCAATCGCAATAAGAGATTTCTATAAGCAAAAAATTAAAGGATTAACTTAATGGCTGGCAGACCTTCCAAATTAACTGAAAAGCAATGGAACGACATTGAAAGGCGAAGCAAAGATGGCGAATCTAACAGAGCTTTGGCTAAAGAATATGGTATTAACGAAGCAGCAGTTAGAAATCGAATTAATACGCAACTTAAACCTCAGAAGGAGCTTGCTAATCAAATGGCTATAGTGGAATTGGCTTACGAAGCATTACCTATTTCTACGCAGGTAAAAGTACGCAACTTAACCGATGAACTCAAAGATATATCACAGCATCTTGCAGGTGCTGCTCGGTTAGGTGCAATGACTTCTTACAAGTTGGCTAATATGGCAAACGCTCAGGCGGAAAAGATCAATGAAGATAATCCAATTGAATCTGAAGATGCAATGAAATCAGTAAGCGCATTGAATCGCATGGCTAATGATTCTAGTCAGATCGCACTAAGTTTGCTTAATGCCAACAAGGATCATGTAATGAAAATTTCCAACTCAGATCCTAAAGAAGTAAAAACCATAAATGACTTCTACGCAGAAAACTCCAACACTAAATCCAGCACTTCGTGATTTTTGGCTAACACCAGCGCGTAACAGGATATTGCATGGCGGTAGGTCAAGCAGCAAGTCATGGGATGCCGCAGGTTTTGCAATCCTACTTGCTCAGTCGGTTACAGTTCGCTTTTTATGCACTCGGCAATTTCAGAACAAGATCGAAGAATCTGTATATACATTGCTAAAGATCCAAATCGAGAGATTTGGTCTATCGCATAAGTTCGATATACTTAACAATAAGATCATTTGTCATACCACAGGCAGCGAGTTTTTGTTCTATGGTCTATGGCGGTCTATTGATGAAATCAAATCGATTGAATCAATTGATGTACATTGGTCAGAGGAAGCTCATTTGCTAAGTGAAGCTCAATGGTCAGTACTTGATCCTACGATCCGTAAAGAAGGATCACAGCATTGGATCATATTTAATCCGCGCCTATCAAATGACTTCGTGTATCAGAAATTCGTAGTCAATCCACCACCTGATACAGTTGTTAGGCAGATCAACTACACAGAAAATCCTTTCCTAAGTAATACTATTCTCAAAGTTATTGAAGCCGCAAAGCTAGATGACTACGAAAACTATCTGCACGTTTACGAAGGTGTACCGCGTGATGATGATGATCAAGCTGTTATTAAACGATCTCATATCATGGCTGCCATTGATGGGCATAAAGCACTCGGTATTGATCCTACAGGTGTAGAGCGCATTGGCTTTGACGTTGCCGACTCAGGTGAGGATTATTGCGCTATGGTGCAATCACATGGATCGCTGAATGTTTGGTCAGAGCTATGGAAAGCCAAAGAAGATGAATTGCTTAAATCCTGTACTCGCGTTTGGACTCGATCACGCGATGAAAAAGCATTGGTGGTATATGATGCCATTGGTGTAGGTGCTATGGTAGGATCTAAAATCAATGAATTAAATGCTTCAAATGGATTAAAGGTAAATCACCAAAAATTCTTTGCTGGTGGTACAGTATCAAAACCTGATATACAATATGCTAGATCAGGAATCAAAAACAAAGATTATTTTGCTAACATCAAAGCTCAAGCATGGTGGTTGGTTGCTGATAGATTCAGAAATACATACAATGCTGTTAGAAATGGTCATGCTTTTGATGATTCTGATATGATATTCATTGATGGTAATATGCCTAATCTTAATCAGATCATTGATGAATTGACTACACCAAAGCGTGATTATGATAATGCAGGTAGAGTTAAAGTAGAAAGCAAAAAAGATTTAGGTAAGCGCGATGTAGCTTCACCAAACCTTGCTGATGCTTTTATTATGGCTAACTTGCCTAGTGAAATGAAGAAAAGCTCATTCTTCGGATAAAGGATATAGAATGTTAAATTGGTTTCGTGGCATAAAATCTACCGAAGTTACAGTTGAAGAAAAAAAACCTTCACCTCGTAAAAGTCTATTCAGTACTCATGATGTTGATAATAGTAGTTTCGATACCATGAAATCAAGCGTAACAGATATTCTTTCTGATCTAAAACGTAAACAACCAATCTTTGATCCCAAAGTTAATGTCCGCATGGCTAATGCTGCTATGGATGACTCTAGCAATGGTTTCCCTGAATTTAAGATGTATGATGCAGGTGGCAATACAGTTTCTGATGCTGTAGTGTTTTGGTACGCTTCACAGGGCTTTATCGGAGCGCAAATGTGCGGCATCATTGCACAGAATTGGCTAGTTAATAAGGCTTGCGCCATGCCAGCCGATGATGCAATCCGTAAAGGCTATAACATTGTTTCAGTTGATGGCGAGGAATTAGATCCTGAAGCAGTAAAGATCATGAAATCGGTTGATCGCTCAATGCGCCTAGAATGGAATATGCGCGAGTTCATCCGCAAAGGTCGTATATTCGGTGTTCGAGTTGCCATGTTTAAGGTGCAATCTACAGATCCTGATTACTATGAAAAGCCATTTAACATTGATGGTGTAACTGCTGGCAGCTATAAGGGTATTGTCCAAGTCGATCCGTATTGGTGCGCTCCTATGCTGGATGGTCCTTCAGCGAGTGAGCCTGATACGCTTCACTTCTATGAGCCTACATGGTGGATCATCAATGGTAAAAAAATTCATAGATCTCATTTAATCATATTCCGCCATGCAGAGCCTGTCGATGTATTGAAACCTCAATATATTTATGGTGGTGTACCATTAACGCAGCAGATCATGGAACGTGTTTATGCAGCAGAGCGTACATCTAACGAAGCTCCACAGCTTGCAATGTCAAAACGTACTACTGTTTGGCTAACTGATATGGAAGCTGTCATGGCTAACACTCAGGATGCAGTATCAAGATTGCAGCAATGGGCGCAATATAGAGATAACTATGGTGTCAAATTAGGCGATAAAGAAGGCGATGAATTTCAACAATTCGATACTTCGCTTGCTGATTTCGATGCTTTGATCATGACTCAATATCAATTGGTTGCAGCAATAGCTGGTGTACCAGCAACTAAACTAATTGGCACTTCACCTAAAGGCTTTGGTGCTTCAGGTGAATATGAAGAAGCCAGCTATCATGAATTACTAGAATCAATCCAAGCTCACGATCTAACACCACTAGCGGAACGTCACCATCAATTAGTGATTAAGGCATTTGTAGAGCCGCAACTTAAAGTAAAAATGAGTACTGAAACAACTCTTAACTGGTTGCCATTAGATACACCAACCGCTCAAGAACTTGCAGCTACCAACCTAGCTAAAGCTCAAGTTGGTCAAATACTTCTTAATGCTGGTGCAGTATCAAGTGAAGAAGAACGTCAGCGCGTAGCAACTGATAAAACAAGTGGATACAATGAAATTGGATTAGAAGATAATCCACCACCTGAGCCGCCTGACAATGATCCTGATGGAACTCCACCTGAAGGTGAAGAAGAAGATCATTTAAATGCTCAAGATGAAGCATCTTTTGTGGAATCTAAACATCCTAGAGCTAACAACGGACAATTCGGATCGGGGGTTGGTGGTACTAAATCCCCAAAATCCGAATCAACTTCTCATAAAGAAGCAGCCGCTTCTAAGGGAAGTAGCGAAAAAAACGGATCTCCACCACCAAAAGCAGGTGAGCCATTTGTAGTTTATCGTGTAGCTGAACGTGAAGGCTTAGAGAATCGTAATGCTGGCAATGCCAATGGTGTTGCTTTGCACGTTATGAATCAACAAAGCTCAGAAGGTGCTAGAACTACAGGCAATGCGCCTGATCATATTTATGCGTACAGAATCATCCCTGATAGCGATGTTGATGGCAAATATGAAGGTGCTACTTACAATGGCACTCTTAAAGGCGATAAGATTGGCAGAGTAGAGAATAAATACGGTATTGCTTATTCATTTCCTGAAAAAGGGTACAAAAGTGAATTGATCGGCAAGGTTTCACTCGAAGATCTTAAAAAACAAGCTGGTAATAAAGATTTTGATGATCTTGGTACAAACGCTGGTAGTGAGCTGATTCGCAATCACTTTGAAAAACAATCAGCACAAGATGCTGAATTTGTTGAAAGCGATCATCCTCGCGCTAAGAATGGTCAATTCGGATCAGGCGGTCACGCAGTAAGCCAAGATCCACATAGCCAAGCAAAAACTACTGCACCAATTACTACTCCAGCTTCTAAAGAAGCAATGGCTAACAAAGTACCATCGCATCTAACAGCTAAGAAAGAATCTCCTAAAGCTAGTGGTAAAACTGCTAAAAGCAGAAATCCATTTCCAGTAGGAAGCAATAAGGTTGATATACATGGTCACGAAAGATCGCCTGATCTTAATCCAAAAGAACGCGCAATAGAAACTGCCGCTTTTGAAGCTATTGATAATCATACTCCTGAGTTAATTTCTGAATATAAAGAAAAATTTGGCAATGAAATTGATCCTGATAAAGTCAAAGAGCTTTTTCCTGAGTTTGCTAAAGATAAATCCTATGCTGCGGCTGTTCATGAGCCAAGCTCAGAATTATCTAAAGTTATATGGAGAAATGCTTTAAAAGAAAAAGGCGATGCTGGTGATACTTCTCCAACATTGTTTACTGCTGGTGGTAGTGGATCAGGCAAATCTGAAGCCATGAAAGTAGCAAAATCATTAGTAGGTGCAAAAGATGATGCGCTTACATTTGATTCTGTTTTGGGTAATTTCAAATCAGCTACTGACAAGATTCAAGAAGCACTTGATCTAACTAAAGGACCAGTTGATATAATTTACACCAATGCGCCAATTGAAACTGCTACTTTCCTTAATTTAAAAAGGGATAGAACAGTAAGAATGAAAACGCTAATGGATGCTCACATTAAAGCATCCGCCAATATTAAAGCGTTGCAAGAACACTACAAAGATAATCCTAGAGTAAGAATATCAATTATTAATAATCAAGGTGCTGGATTAGAAAATATGGTTGAAGGTAAGTTATCGGATGTACCAACCTATAGTATTGAAGGCATGAGAGAAAGAATTTTAAATTACGCTACAAAAGTAGTTGCAGAAAATAAGATCTTCAATGGTCCTAAGAAATTAAAAATGCTATTACAAGGCGAAGATTCAGCTTGATTGTATGCTAAATAAGTGTAATAATGTATCTGTCAAAAACCAAAAATGGATATATTATGAAAACTCGAAGCAGAGGAGTGGATGGCTACATCCCAACTCCTGAAGAAATTGTTAATGAACGTGGAAATATTTCACAATCACAAGCAGCAACATTAATTTACACGACTCAATCTCGATGGTCAGATTATGAAAAAGGTAAAAACAGAATTCATCCTGCGATATGGGAACTATTCTGTATTAAAAGAGGAAAGCTAAATGGCTGAAGATAAAGAAAGAGCTGCAAGGTTTGAAAAAGCAAAAGCTGCTTTAATAAAAGAGCTTAATGGTCGTGATTTAGCTGAATATGGAAATGATCGTGATCGTGAAACATCTAAAAAAATGGCAGAATATCATAAAGATCCAAAAATCATTAAACGATGGGTTGACATTAAAAAAAGCGTAGCTGAAGCTGAAGATGAAAAAAAAGGCAAATAAATTAGTTGGCGGATCATTAAGACCAAATGTCGGAATATCTGTCGATTATGCGAAGGCTATTGTCAATGAATTAGACTTAATGTATCGTGACATTCAAAGGCAGATTGATAAGATCGCCAAGAGTGATACTTATGGTCAAGCGATGGATGCTTCACTAGCGAGTCAGTATAGGATCATACTTAACGCTTTATTGCGTAAGTGGCAACCTAGATTTAATGAGCTTGCTAAGAAGTCAACGGATCGCATGATTGATCGTACTATCAAATACTCTAGCATTACATTGAAAAGCTCGTTGAAAGAAGCGATACCTGATTTAACCATTGATACATCATTTCGTGATGAAAGATTAGCCGAAGTTATTAAGGCAAGCACTTTAGAAGCTGCAAACTTAATTAAGCTGATCCCTTATAAATTCTTGAATGAAGTTCAAGGTCAAGTTATGAGATCTATTACTACAGGAAATGGTATGCAAGATTTAGTACCTTTTCTTACAAAAAAGTACAAAGGTAACGTGCGCCATGCTAGACTTGTCGCGTTAGACCAAACTCGTAAGGCTTATCAGTCTATTAATACAACTAGACTCAAGACTTTGGGAGTAAAGAAGTTTATTTGGATTCATTCAGGTGGTGGTAAAGAGCCGCGCCAACAGCATATTAGAATGTCAGGGAATGAATATTCCTTCGATGATCCACCTGAGATTGGTGTTATGTATGGCGCAGAAGTTTACGGATTGCCCGGTGATCTTCCAAATTGTCGTTGTATTTGTAAACCTGTCATAACTTTTGATTGAAGGAATAAACATGAAAGATAAACTAAACGCTGTTGAATCAGCAAATGCTAAAATCAGTTCTATTGCTGGTTTAGGCGAATCAGCTCAAGCAGAAGGTGTTTACACTTTCAAGTGCTTTGATCGTGAAGGCGGATCATTACTATGGGAAGAAACTATTGATAACGTAGTTTGTACATTAGGTAAAAATCTAATGCTTCAATCATCATTAACTGGATCAGGTTATACCGTAGTTGGTCCATACATGGGTTTAATTTCATCAGTTAGTTTTACTGCGGTAGATGTGACTGATACAATGGCTTCTCATGCTGGATGGAATGAAGCTGGAGATACTTATGCTCCTACATTTGCAGCTCGTATTGCTCCTAGTTTTGGTACTGCTTCTGCTGGTGAAATTGCCACTAGCACTCCTGTTAGCTTTACAATGACAGGTGCAGGTACGATTGAAGGTGCTTTCATAACCTATGGTACAGGTGCTGTAGTAACAATTGAAGATGCTAATGGTGTCTTATTATCTGCTGGTGAATTTACTGGTGGAGCGCAACCTGTTAATAGCGGTAACGTAGTTCAAGTTACTTACTCTCTAAGTCTATAAGGATAAATCATGGCTTTCATTAAAGGTGATTCAGTAGTTCAAGTTCTTCCTTCTGCAATTGAAGGCAAGGTAGCTGGTTTTTCTTTAGATCAAGATACAGGAGAAGTAGTAGTTTTAGTTTCTTATGTGGATGCTGATGATAACGAACATACTCGTTATTTTAAGCAAGATCAATTAGCTAAACTTAAATAGTTAGTGCGTAATCATGGCACTAATAGTAGCAGATAGAGTTCAAGAAACTTGCGCTGCACCGGGTACTAGCACAGCTACGCTACTCGGTGCGGTTACTCAATATCAATCATTTTCTTCTGCTATTGGTGCTAACAATACTACTTTCTACGTCATTGCAGATCAAGCTGGTCTAAATTGGGAAGTAGGTTTAGGAACTATTGGTGCGACAGGTTTAACGCTTGCTCGTACCACTATTCTTGCTTCTTCTAATGGCGGATCTATAGTCAATTTTAGTACTGGCATACAAAATGTTTGGTGCGATTACTCAGCAGTTAAAGCCATCTATAAAGATGCTTCAGGCAATATATCGAATTTAGATGGAAGTATCTCCACAGTAAAATCAATCAATTTTAATCCAACCACTCCAACAGTAACCGATGTTGAAGGTTTGATGTATTGGAACGATGCGGATAGTGCTAAAACAATGAATATTGTTATGGCTAGTGGCGCAGTTGTTCAACAAGTAGGTCAAGAACAGTATTACCGAATTAAAGCATCAAGTGCAATTACCAATGGGCAAGTGATCATGTTTAGCGGTACAGTTGGCGCAAGTGGTGGTTTGTATGGCGCACCTGCTACTGGATTAACTGCTGCAACTGCATCTTATATCATGGGTATTGCCACAGAAAATATAGCCCTAAACGCATGGGGATATGTCACAAGTTTTGGTTTAGTTCGTGGAATTAATACAACTGGTGGTGCTGAATCATGGGTTGATGGCGATATTCTTTATTACAATCCATCAGTTGCTGGTGGATTAACTAAAACATTACCGACAGCACCTAATGCTAAAGTTCAAGTTGCTGCGGTTGTTCATGCAGCATCAGGCGGATCAGGTTCATTGTTTATTAGACCTTCTTTTGGCGGAATATTAGGTCAATATGAAGGCGATGTAGGCTTTACTAGCATTGCAGCAGGAAATCTTATCCGTAGAAATGCTGGCAACACAGCATGGGAAAATGTAGCAACAATTCCTAATTCAAATCTTGCAAATTCAAGCATTACGATCAATGGATCTGCCATTTCATTAGGCGGAACTGTTTCAGTTGGTACTGTTACAAGTACTTCAGTTGTTAGCGCAAATGGGTTTGCAGGAACGGTTGCAACTGATACAACAACACCAGCAATAACAATATCTACAACTATTACTGGAATCATTAAAGGCAATGGTACAGCTATAAGCGCAGCAACAAGCGGAACGGATTATTCAGCAGGTACTTCTGCATTAAGTACAGGGATATTAAAAAGTACAACAACTACTGGCGCATTAACTATTGCAGTTGCAGCAGATTTTCCAACACTAAATCAAGATACAACTGGTACAGCAGCAAAAACTAATGCACTTAATTCTGCAACAACGGTTGTTAATGTATCAAGTGCAACTGCACCAATCGCAGGACAAGTTTTAACTGCTACAAGCTCAACGGCTGCTACATGGCAAAGTCCAGCAGGATTTCCATCAGGCGGTATTATTATTTGGTCAGGTGCATCAACCGCTATTCCTAGCGGATGGTATTTGTGCGATGGTGCAAATGGCACACCTGACTTACGCGATAGATTTATTGTTGGTGCTGGATCTACTTATGCTGTTGGCGCAACAGGTGGTAGTGCAAATGCAACATTGCCAAGCCATACACACACAGGTTCATTTACTGGTACTGCAATGGCTACGCACAACCATTCAGCTTCATTCACAGGAACTTCAGTAACTCCAGCAGGTTCGGTTACAAATACTGCAATTTCTGCTGGTACTCCTGCTGGTAGTGTTTCATCTTCATTTACAGGAAGCGCATTAGGAACTCATGGTCATTCAATATCAGATCCTGGGCATTTTCATGAATTAAAAGCTGGTAGTGGTGGCGGTTCAGCTAACATTGGTCGTTCAAACACTTCACTTACTACTTCTGTTTATTCTCAATCTAAAACAACAGGCATTTCGGTTGTAGCAGCCTCAGCAGGTACACCTTCAGGTTCTGTTTCATCTTCATTTACTGGTACTGCTTTAGCAACGCATAACCATACTGCTGCATTTGTTGGAACGGCATTTACTCCATCAGGATCAGTTACAAATACTGCAATTTCTGCTGGTACTCCAGCAGGTTCAGTATCAAATAGTACAGAAGGTGCTAGTGCCACAAATGCTAATTTGCCACCTTACTATGCTTTATGCTACATCATGAAATCATAGGTTAATATATGACTATATTTACTAAAACAATTACGCAATTAGTCTGCTATAAAAATGTAGATGGAAATAATGACGTTATTTTTAATATATTTTGGATATTAAATGGTGATCAAAATGGTGTTTTAGGATCTTGCACAGCATCAACTGAAATACCATTTGTTGATAGTCAAAATTTTAAACCATACAATGAAGTTACTTATGATGAAGTTTGTGCATGGATTGATTTATATACACCAGTAGAATCAATGGATGAATTTAAGTTTAGAGTTCAATCATTAATTGACAGTCAAATAACAGAAATAATTTTACCTTTACCATTTTAAGGATTAGCTATGATCAATACTATACTTACTTTTGTAAGATCTTTTCTTGATTCAATTTATGTTAAAAATAAATATATTCCTGCTGATAAGCAGCGACATTTTATAAGTGGTGCAGTTATTAGTGTATTGTTATTTTTATTTATTGGCTTTTACAGCATTTTAGTTATTTCTTTAATGGCTTTTGCAAAAGAAATAAATGATTATTTCCATAAAGATGTACATACTCCTGATATATTTGATTGGGCAGCAACTACATCAGGTGGAATAGTTGGTGCTTATATTATCAATTGGTTAATCATCTAATTGAACTATATATAATAAGACAATATTCCATAACTTTTACTGGTAATATTGATCAAGAAATTTTATCAAAACCAGTTGAGTTAGGAGTAGGTATGGCGAAATTTAATAGAAGAAGTGATGATGGCGGAAAGACTGAGATTGATGATTTAATCAAATCTGAAAACGATCCAAAAACAAGAGCAATTTTACTTGTTCTTCAAAATATTAATGTATCTCTTATGGCTAATACACAAGCCGTAAATGATACCGACACTCAACTCAAACAGCACATGGTTGAAGTTCAAAAAAGATCTGAAGAAAATACAGCTTTAATGAATCGTGGGCGAGGAATGTGGCAAATTATTAGTGGTTGTTTAGTAGTTGCTCAAATGGGTTTGGTTTATTTTATGTCAATGTATTTAACTGATATTAAAACACTTCGTGCAGAAGATATTGTATTAGATAAACGTATAACAATTTTAGAGCATAGCCAGTAATGTTTGGATTTAAGCCATTTTCAGAATTACCTTTTTCGGGTAACGCTAATCAAGGCACGATCTACATTAATGTAACGATTACTGAAAGTGGTTATTTAGTTGATTTAGTAGTAGTAAATACAATAGATCCAGTAACAATAACTGAATTAGTATCTCCAACAGATATTTATTCAGAAACAATGACAGCACCAGCGACAATTGCTGAATTTGCCTATGCAGTAGATACCCAATCAGAAACTATGTCGGCTTCGGTAGAGATTGCTGAAGTAGGAAATGCTATTGATGTAATTTCAGAAGTAATGATTGCTTCTACAGTTATAGCTGAAAATGTAAATGCTCAAGATACGGTATCACAAAATACTACAGCTACTGTAACTATAGCAGAATCAGGATTAGCCATAGATACGCAATCTGAAACTATGTCAGCAAGTGCTGATATAACAGAATTTGCTAATGCTCAAGATAATGTAACTGAAAACATGACAGCTTCAGCAGAAATAATTGAAGCTGCTAATGCTGTAGATTTTGTTTCAGAATCAATGATTGCATCAGTTGATATTATTGAAACTGCTAATGCAGTTGATATTCAATCAGAAACTATGTCAGCTTCTACTTCAATAACTGAAGTTGGATCTGCTCAAGATACTATTTCTGAAACCATGTCATCTTCAGTTGCAATAGTTGAATCAGTATCTGCTGTTGATGCAATTTTTGAAGCTATGACAGCTCCTGTAGTAATTAATGAATCAGTTACGATTAGCGATTCAGTATCTGAAAATACTGTAGCACCAGTAACTATACTTGAAACTGGATCTGCGACAGATACTCAGTCAGAAACCATGTCGGCAAGTGCTAATGTAACTGAAACTGCCAATGCTCAAGATTATGTAATTGAAAACATGATCGCTTCAACAGAAGTAATCGAAATAGCAAATGCTACGGATATTATTTCTGAAGCAATGACTGCTCCAGTTGATATTATTGAAACTTCAAATGCAACAGATATTCAATCTGAATCAATGTCAGCTCCAGTAACTATTATTGAAAATATAACTGCTGCTGATGTAGTTTCTGAAACAATGGCTGCATCAATAACAATAACTGAAACTACTAATGCAATAGATATATCTTCAGAAAACATGACAGCTTCTGTAACAATATTGGAAGCTGGATCTGCAATTGATGTTGTATCAAATGATGTAATAGCTCCAGTTGAAATAACTGAAGCAGCCAATGCTCAAGATCTACAATCAGAAACTATGAGTGCTGGAGTTACTCAAGAAGAAACAGCAAATGCTGTAGATCAAATTAGTGAATCAATGTCAGCTCCAGTAACAATTACTGAAAATGGATCTGCCGTTGATTTTGTTAGTGAAAACATGACAGCAACCGCTACTATTGTAGAAGCTGGTAATGCAATAGATTTTGTTAGCGAAAATGCTATAGATGCAGTAGAGATTACAGAATTATTAATTCCTATTGATACGCAATCTGAAACAATGGCTGCACCAGTTTATGTTGTTGAATTGGTGGTTGCTGAAGATCATGTTTCTGAAAATATGACAGCAGAAGCACAAATTATTGAATCTGCCAATGCTCAAGATTTTGTATCAGAAAATGCTATTGATGCAGTTGAAATAACTGAAGCAGCAAATGCACAAGATACTGTTTCTGAAAATTCTATTAATGCTGCCAATATTTACGAAGCAGTCAATGCTCAAGATGTGCAATCAGAGGATATGTCAGCAGCAGTTAATCAGATTGAAGCGGCTAATGCTGAAGATCATGTTTCTGAAAATATGACAGCTACAGCAGATATTGTTGAAGTTTCTAATGCACAAGATACAATATCGCAATATATAACAGCTTATGTGACTGTTTCTGAATCAGGATATGCTCAAGATTCTCAATCACAGACAATGACAGCTTTATTATCTGTTATTGAATCAGGTGCTGCTTCTGATGCTGTTATAGCTCAAATGAGTGCATATCTTGAACAAAAGGAATATGCTAATGCTTTAGATGTAGTAACTGGTAATATAATTGCATCGGCAAATATAGTAGAATCATCAATACCAACTGATATTTATAATTCAGTTATGATCGCTTCATTAAGTATAAATGAAGCTGCTAATGCTCAAGATTCGACTAATGCAACAAATTATGTAATAGTAGTAGTTGAAGAACATGGAAATGCTATAGATGTTTATATATGCGCTCCAATTTTCCAAAGTTCTGATAAAGTTTGGCACGTTTTACCAAGATCAACTAATTGGGATCTTATCCAACGAAATAGTTATTGGAATATTTTACCAAGATCCTCTACATGGGATGTAGAGCAAAGAAATGATTATTGGAATGTTTCACCTAGACGAGATTATTGGAATGTAAATGAATAATTATATTTTAGAAAAAAGAACTACAGAAAGTATTTGGTATGATATTGACTGTACTCATATACTTGATACGACAGAAACCATTACTTCTATTACCTCTATTACTGCTGATCAAGAAGGATTGGTTTTTGTAGCTCCTGCCATTAATGTAGTACCTGTAACATTTCCTGATGGAATAACTGCTGCAATAGGAAAAGTTATCTCAGTTCAAATTTCTGAGGGTACAATTCCAACTGGAGCTACAAATCAGATTTACACTATAAGACCATTATTTGATACTTCTGATGGAAATATAAGGGAATCGACAGTTTTATTAAATGTAACTAATATTCCATTCCAAACAGGAAGGATAATTTAATGCCATTACTAACAGGTTCAAGTAAAGAAATAATTTCAGAGAATATTGCTGAATTAATTAAAGCTGGTCATAAACGCGATCAAGCAGTTGCAATTGCATATCAAAAAGCTAGTGAATCGCATGATGATGAAAGTTCATCGGCTATGGATAAGCGAGAATATGATACTAATGGCTGGTTTGAAATTAAAGATAATCCATTATCTAAAGTAGGAATATTTCCATATTCAGGAAGATCCATATCCCCTGAATGTGAAGCAGATAAGATCTATAATGTATTTAGACCTGCTGAAGAATTATCTAATGAAGATTGCTTAGAATCATTTAAATTATTACCATTCATTGATAATCACGTTATGTTAGGTAGTGAAGATGAAGGATTAACTCCAGCCGAAGAAAAAGGTATTCAAGGAGTAATTGGTGAAGATGTTACTTTTGATGGCGAATATTTAAAAGGTAACATTAAAGTATTTTCGGAAGCAATGAGGAATCTTATTGCTAACGGTAAAAAAGAATTGTCCTGCGGTTATCGTTGTAAATATGAATATGCACCTTCAGTATTTGATGGAGTAGCGTATGATTATATACAACGTGAAATTCGTGGCAATCATCTTGCCCTAGTCGAGAAAGGTCGCATGGGTTCGGATGTAGCAGTATTAGACCATTTCACTTTTACAGTAGATAACAAGGAGCTTTACATGGCTGATGAAAACCAAGAAGTAGGTGGCGAGAAACCTGCTATGTCTTTAGAGGAAGTTAGTGCTTTCCTCGAAGATGTAATGCCGAAGTTGGCAAAAATTCAAGAACTAACTAACCGATCTGAAGTAGAAGCAGTTGCAGAAGCTGTATCTGATGAAGAAACAGATCCTGAAATGCCTGATGAAGAAATGTCAGAATCAGAAGAAGTTGCTGATGAAGTACCTGATCCAATTCCTCAAGGCGGCAATGCCAATCCACCTAAA